AACCCGCATCGCGTGCTTTGAGGCAAAAGTACACATCTTCACCGGTAAAGTTGCGGTGTTTCTCGTCCCAATCAATGCTGAACAATGGCAGCTCAAGCGTCCACAGGATCGACGTTCTAATCAGCATTACGCCTGCACCGCAAAACGCGACTTGCTCCAATCCGGTTGAATCGTCATTGGTGTAGCACGGAATCGACGGGTGCAGCTCTTTGTGCGCAGTTGGCTTTGGCGGTAAACGCCGAGTCGGGTAGTTCGCAGCCACAATATCTTTATCGCGCTCAATCAAACGCTCAATCGTGTCAAACGGAAACCGCATGTCCGCATCCAGAAACAACAAATAGTCAGCCTCGCCCAGCAACGCTTCTTTCACCAGGTCTTGTCGCTGGTTGACGATCAACGTCCCCATCTTGGTCGCAATGCCGATTTCGTCTTCTGGATAGTGCTTTGAGTGGTAACCAACGGCCATCGCCAAGTCGTGTGCAAACGATGCGCAAATCATATCGCGCACCGGTATGCCGAGTAGAATTTTCATACTTTCCCTGCTCTCGTTCTGAACGGACGCCCTTCATCAGAGTTCAGCCATTTCTTCATGGCGTTCTCGTCGTTCAGGATTCCGCGCTTTAGTAAGTCGTAATACACAGTCAGCGGAATCGATGCGACCCGTGACATGTCACCCCATTTCGTATGCTTGTCCGTGTTTTTGTAATTTTCCTGATTCGCCTTCAGGATCGGGTCCATGTTTTGCTCTGTCTCGATTGTGACAGTGCCGTCCCGATTGTCGTGCCACCACTTCGTGATTCCGGTCAGTTCGTCGTGGCTAAATAGTTTCTTGTTTCCCATGCAACACCCCTAGTCAAAAAGAAGGGGCCGAAGCCCCTTCTCGTATTACTGGACTTAGCCAGTTACGTCGATGTCAGCAATCACACCGTGAGCTGCTTCGTTTGAGATTTCGAGACCGTATTCCACGACTATAGATCGCTTGTCAGAATCGCCTGTCTTCGCAATTTCTTGAATCTCAAAGTCACGCAGATACCCAACTGCTGCGTACTCAGGATCAAGTACGAACGCAGAACGGTCACGCTGGAAGCGGTTAGGAACGATCGAGATCGAACCAAAATCGCTTACATATACGTCAGCCGCGCCGATGATTGTTGAAGGTGCATCACCAGGAGCCATGTAACGCTGTGCAGCGATACCTGTGAAAGTCGATGCCTTCTGCTTCTGAGTAGGACCAACCATTAAGATTGATGGATCGCCGCCTTCAGTCCATACAGACTGAATCACGTCTTTCAACAACGCTTCTGTGAAAGTACGCAAATCGTCATCACCCGCATCAGTTGCAGCAGCGTCCGGGAAGCCCGAAGTTGTTGCAGACAGTGTTGGGTCAGCGCCTGAAGTTGTACCAGATGCGCGGTTGGTGTTTGTGCGCAACCATGCTTCCAACGAACCAGTGACACGTGCTTCTGAGTCAGAACCAGCAGATGCTGCCTGGTTGCGAGTCAGAATGGTCTCCATGTCACGCTTCAACTCAGCAGACTTCTTCGCAGTCTGGTAAGCCAATTCTGAAGCACGACCTGCCTTATCGACAGATTCCATAGTTCCAGAAATCTGAATTACTTTCTTTGAAATCTGCGTGTAGTTCTGCATACGTGCAGTTGCAGCCTGTGTAGCCGTGCCAGCGTCCGCACCTTCAATAACAGCGTTGTCAGTTGTTGCAGAAGCCAATGAGTCTGTCTGCCACTCAAACAAAGTGTTTGAAACAGCCTTACGCCCGATGTTCGAAATGAACGGAGTCTCTTCTGGCGAGATGTTGTAGATAACATCCGCTAAGTCTTCGCGGATACCTTCCGCTGCATATGTCTGAAATGTTGCCATGAGTCTTTACCTCTATCCTAGCAAGTGCTTAAAAGCGTCCGCTGCGTCGCGGACCTTACCTGATTTAGCGAGGCGTTGTTGCGATTTACGCAAGGCATCTTTTCCTTTTGTTGTACGCGGCGCGTTACCGGCTTTCGCTGTCGGCGCAACTTTCTTCTGCGCCTTTGGCTTACCGTTCTGAAGCTCGTCGAACTTCATCGCCTTGTACAATGCAGTCACTGCACGATGGTCATAAAACTGCGCGATCTCTTCATCCGTGAATCCGATGTTTTTCGCGTAATCGGCAACCTTTGCCTTTTCAGCTTTTGCGACCTTCTCATCGCGCCACTGCGGAAGTACCTTCGTCAACTTCTCCTGCTCATTCTGCACAAACTCAGCGATTACTCGCTGCTTGTCTGCTTCTTGAGCTTGTAGAAGCCGCTGCTTCTCTTCCACCAGTGCGCGCTTGCGCTCCTGCTTCTCTCGCCATAACTCGCGCTGCACTAACCACTGTTGCGGATCGCGTTGGTACAGGGCATCCCAGTTGGGTTCTTGCTCCTGGTCTTCAACATTGATCTGCTCAAGTGCTTGCGTCAGTTGCGCTCGCTCTTGGCGAATCTGGTTCAATTCGCTTTCCAACGATTTCCGCTGGTCAGCCAATGCCATCGTTTTTCGCGTGTAGTCCTGCGTCCGAGAATACCCACTCAACAATTCATCGAGAGTGACCTGGACTTCTTCACCATCCACACGAACGGTGTAAGTCGAGCCAGCCTCTTCACTATCGGCTTCGTTCTCATATTCAGTACCGGCTTCGGGGTCTTCTGAAGAGTCCTCGCTAAAATCCTCTTCCGACGTGTCCTCTGCCACAACGTCCTCTGCAAATGCTTCGGACTCTTCTTCTGCCGCTTGTTCGGGTTCTTGGTTTACCGGTTCTTCCGGCTCCATCATCCCGCCAAATACTGCGGCTGCTTGTGAAACGGTTAGTGGCCCGTCATTCGGGTTATCACTCATAACACCATTATCCTCTATCTACGACTAAGTTTGTCAAGGTGACTCTTTGCGAGCTTGCCCTTGTCCATCATGCTTTCGAGCTGCGCTTGCACCTCGTCCAACATCCTGATTGCCATATAGGCACGTTCGCGGGTTGCCGTGTCGTCTTCCGACGTATTGATAAAGGAGTTCGTATAGCGCGCACGCACTGCGTCAAACGCATCTACATACGCTTCGTTTTCGACAACGGATCGAGCCTTTGCACCCAGCTCGATGTCCCGCTTTGTAAATAACATGTCAGCCCCTTTGCTGATTATTCATCATCTGTCGCATCGTTGCGCCGCGCTCACGAATCTGTAACTTCTCGCGCTCAACGGCTGCCTTCAACTCAGCCACATCAATTTGCGTTCCGTACTTGGCTTGCATCTCGATGGCGTCCATCGACAACTTCGCATCCAGCTCGTCACGCTTCCGATCGTCCTCAAGATACATCTTTTCACGATCGAGCATAAGGCGTTGTGTTGATTCATCAATTTCTTGCTGAATCTTCTGAATTTCAACCTGTGCCATCATCTCAGTTGGATCAGGACGCTTCGGAGCCTGGGCGGCTTGCGCCATGATCTGCTGCGCTTGCTGGCCATTCGGGTCCATAAAGTACGAATCAACGTCCTTCATGCCAGCGGTCTCAATCAACTTCGCCAACGTCTGACGATACTGTGATTGCGTCACCAATGGATTCGCCGGTCCCATTGTTTGCATGATCTGTTCTTGCTTCTCAGCGATCGACGACAACAGTGCAACTTTTGCATCGTCATCCACGCCACCAAGTCCGACGTTGACCATCACATCAAAACCGCCCTGCCAAGCACGCGGGTCAACCGGTACAAACTCACCGCGCAAGCGCACCATGCGTGGCGCATCTTGATGCAATACCGTCAACTTCATCAGCCCACGGAATAGTTGTGTCATCCCCGTTTCTGCGAAAATTCTGGCAATCAATTCCACATGCTGACGTGCAGCAGTCACTGTCGCAGCCACCGCAGTCTTGGTTGTCGATTGCAGTGCATCCGCATCCAAGCCAGACGCTGCGCGGTTGATACCGGTACGCGCCTGCTTCACATCATCCATGTACTGCATCATTGGGAACGCTTGCTGCCCAACGAACGGCGTGTTGATCGACTGCACCATACCTGGCGCACGCATCCGAATCACGCCGCCCACTTCTGAGTTCAGCACATCTTCAAGATTGGCTTGTCCTTCGACCACAGCCATACGCGGATGGATGGATTGGGCCAGTGAGTCCAACTGATTCCGCAAGATGGCGGACTTGATTCGTTGGATGTCCATTGTGATGTCGGCGAGAGAGAGACCGAAAAAGGTGTGCGGCTCTGGATCGGGGCAAAAGGCCGCGAAGGGAACGTGATCCCAGGGTTCATGCCGCACGACCGTATGAGCGTCGCCCATGCAGCAAACGCGGCGCAGCTCGGCAATGCCATCGCCATCATAGTCTGCTTTAACATACGCTTCGATATACAGGACTCGCTTGTTTGCATCATCTTTCGCCACATAGTTCTTCAGCGTCGCCACTGGGTTTCGGGTGTAGTATTCGGAGTTCGTATCAAACTGGAAATCTTCGCCAGCGTATTGCAGCACTTCGTCGAAGTCGTAGCCCATCGCCACCAGTTCAGAGACAGTCGCCATCCGACGATGCGCAACCATCGTGGCTTCTTCGATCGACTTTGCACGACGATCAATTAAAAACTCTTCAGGCGGTAACGCCTCAACCTTGATCTTGCCGCGCTTTGTCCGACGCTTCAGCTCCAAGTCATAAATCATTGGTTGCTCAAACATCGGCTCCTGCAACAGTTCGCCGGTCATCGGATCACGCACTTCCGGCTGCACCATCACCGGATCACCGAAAGGCTTTTCAGCGACCGCAGACGCCTCAACGTCTTCATCTTGCAGCAACAAGTTCAACGCTTCGCGGGTCAGCTCAGTGTAGTTCTCAGTGGTCACATCCACCGATTCATCCCAGTAATACTTCACCACACCGGCCTTACGGATCAACGCATCCTTAAATGCGTTATACAAAACTTGGAATCCATTGTTTTCCTGCATGAATACGTGATTCACGTAGTCTGTAGCCTGTTCAGCCGTGGCCACGTCTTCCGGTCCACGTGGGACAAACTCAACCACTTTCTCGCCAGACGTAAACACTTTCATCAGTGACGGGAGGATCGACTGCACGGTGTCGCGCA